ATAGAAATCTATGATGTGCTCAAAGGAATCAAAGCCAAAAAAACAGATGCCAGAGTGATCGGGAGCTACGACGCAGACGCGCCAGCCAATACCCGCAATGCAGTGGCATCCGAGCTCAGTATAGCACAACTCCTCGATCATGTCAAGGACTATCATCCGGAGTTTTTGTCAGAAGATGTCCGGCGACACTACGGACTCGGGGACGAGGGGAGAGCGGAAGGGCTGAGGTATTCGCTGTCCGAGGAGCAGGGGGCGATTGCGAACCTGCCGTCCTCTCGGGCCAGAGATGAGGCGGTCCGGATCGAGGGAAGGCTGGCGGCTTCCATGGCGCGGATCTTCGGGCTGAACACGAACCACACGTCGGGAGAGTTCAGGCAGTTCCGGGCGGAGGTCGTGCGGCCCATCATCGACGCGATGATCGAGGGGCGGGAGGACATCGATCCCGACGCGATCTTCGCGGAGCACTGGAACGGGGATCTTCTGGCAGGGCAGCAGGCGCGGGACGAATTCGACGACGCCATGACGCAGGCCTGGCGGTCTGTCCAACAGCTGAACACCTTCGCCGAGAGGCAGAGGCAGGAGACGGCGGCCAGGGAGCAGAGAAACGCGGCCATCGACGCGCGGATTCCGCAGGACACCGAGGGCATCATCCGGCTGGGCGAAAACCTGAAGCACGCCAGACGGGAGAGACAGCGGGTACTCGGAAGGCTGCTTCTGACGCCGGACGACATGGATCTTGTCCGGGCATCGGCGGCGGGGCAGATCTCCGATGCGGAGCTGGCGGCGCGGAGGCCGTTCAATTATCAGGACATCCTCGACGCGGCGGCTGCCGAGCGGGCCTTCCGGGAGCAGGACGAGGCCTGGGGCAGGTACACCCGGCGGCTGTCGGAGCGCAGGATCGAGACGGCGGACCGGCTGCTGGAGGACGCGGACAAATGGAAGGACAAGGGCAACGGCTTAGCTTATGCGCGGGAGACGGCGGAGCGGAACTTCCGGGACGTGATGGGCTCCGACGCGGCGGCTATGATCGACGAATACATCCGGCCGGTACACAGATCGGAGGCCGCCTCCACCCGGTTCAAGAACGACTACATCCGCCGGGTGAAGGATCTGAAGCTGGATCAGAAGGCACGGAGAGGAAACGCGGTTTCTGAGGCGGCTGCGGTACAGTGGCTCGGGGAGGCGGAGGACAACGTTCGGTATCTCCAGACCATGCGGAATCCGGACGCCGTACGGGACGGGCAGAACCTCTCGGAATGGCTCTCGGCCATCGAGCAGTTCCGGGCGGAGAATCCGAATCTGGACTACAACAAGGTCTACCTCGGGATCCGGGAATTCTCGAAGATCTACGACGAGCTGATCACGGAGATGAACCGGGTGCTGGTGGAGAACGGATACCTGCCGGTGAACGTGCGGAGAGGGTACTTCCCGCACTTCAACGGAGGGGACGACGGGATCCTCGCGAAGTTCGCGTCCCTGCTGGGTATCAACATCGACACGAACGCCCTGCCGACGGCCATCAACGGTCTGACCTCGGGCTTCAAGCCGGGGAAGGCGTGGTTCGGGCACGCGCAGGAGCGGACGGGATTCCGGACGGACTACGACGCGGTGCAGGGCTTTGACGGCTACATCGGCGGCGTCTCGGACGTTATTCACCAGACGGCGAACATCCGCAACCTCAGAACACTGGCCAGCCGGATCCGGTACCAGTTCAGCGACGAGGGGATCAAGAACCGGATCGACGAGATCATGGCGGACGAGAGCCGGACCGTGGAGGAGCGGGAGGCGGCCATCCGGGATCTGACGGAGAACGGGCGTTACAAGAACGCGCGGCTTGTGAACTGGCTGGACGAGTACACCAACCTCTTGGCCAATAAGAAGTCGAAGTACGACCGGGGGATCGAGGATCTGATGGGGCGGCGGGTCTACACCTGGATGAAGAACATCGAGGGGCGAGTCGCGGCCAACATGATCGCCGGCAACCTGGGATCGGCGCTCACGAACTTCATTCCGCTGAACCAGGCGGGGGCGATGCTGGGAGACTTCTCCATGCTCCGGGGGGCGTTCGATACCATGGTGGGACGCGGGCGGAAGGATGACTTTGTACAGCAGAGCGACTTCCTGACGAACCGGCGGGGGACGGATCCGCTGATCCAGAACCGGGCGGATAAGATTTCGGAGTTCCTCTCCTCCCCCATGAACCTGATCGACGACTTCACGTCGGAGGCCATCGTCCGGGCGGCCTATGGGAAGTACATCCGGCAGGGGATGGACGCGGAGAGCGCGATGCAGGCGGCGGACGAGTTCGCGGCGGGGGTCATGGCAGACCGCTCGAAGGGAGCGCAGCCGACGGTCTTCGGGTCCCGCAATCCTCTGATGAAGCTGTTCACGCAGTTCCAGGTGGAGGTCAACAACGAGTTCTCCACGATCTTCAAGGACATCCCGAAGGGGGTGCACATCCCGGACCGGGACAAGAAGAATATGGTCGCGGTGGCGGCGTGGACGCTTCTGCGGTATTTCGTGGGGGCGTACCTGTTCAACGATCTGTACGAGAAGATCGTGGGACGGCGGGCGGCGCTGGATCCCATCGACATTCTGAACGACGCGGTGGGGGATCTCTCCGGGAAGAAGCTGAACAATGTATTCGACATGATTTCCGAAGGGGTCGTGGACGACGTGCGGCGGCAGAATCCTTCCGACGTGACGCAGGAGCTTGTCACGAACGTGGCGGAGGAGCTTCCCTTCGTGGGCGGGCTTCTCGGCGGCGGGCGCATCCCGATCAGCTCGGCGTTCCCGGATTTCGAGAACATCAACAAGGCGGCGTTCTCGGAGAACTGGAGCGGGGCGAAGAAGGCGCAGGTCATCGGCCGGGAGCTGGGCGGATCCGTCGGCACCTACATCCTGCCTCCCTTCGCGGGCGGATGGGGAAGAAAGATCATCCAAACCGGAGAGAACGCTTTGGCCGGAGGGCGATATGTAAAGGACAAGGAGGGCAACGATCAGCTGCAGTATCCGTATTATATGGATAAAGTCGAAGACTCAAGAACGATACGGGGAGTCAACAGAGCTTTGGACTTCATCGGGCTTGACAGCCTGGAAGGCCCTGTTGATGACGTAATCGGCACAATTCAAGGGCCAGTGAATACGGTATTGAAGTCCGCGCTCTTTGGGCCCACGGCGACGGAAGGGGGACGAGACTGGGTGGAAGGAGGTTTCGGATCCCAGTCGGCGAAGAACACGGAGCTGTACAAGCGGCTGACGCAGGATCTCGGCGAAGATCAGCGGACGTCCTTTGCGTTCATTTCCGGGCTGACGGGACTCGATCCGCTGGGCAAGCGCGTAGCGGTGGCGGAATCCGGTTTGTCCGAGGAGGGCAAGGCGGAGGCCATGAGCGCGGTGGTGAGCGAATCGGAGCGGTACAAGTTCCGGGCGGCCTATGAGAACGGTGTCTCCGCGGACGCCTGGGCGGGATTCTACCGGACACTCCCGCGGTACGACGAGGACGGGAACGGATCCTACAAGCAGGCGGAAGTGACGGCGGCTCTGGACAACGCGCGGATCCCGCTGTCCGCCGGAGAGGGAGCAGCCCAGGGGCTGTTCGGAGGGGACACGGAGACGCGCTCTCTGACCCGGGCGGAGAAGGCGGCGATCTGGTCGGCGTACAATCCGAAGTGGAAGACGGCCAACAACCCCTTTGACGCATCCATCGGCGACCGGGTGGTCAGCCGGATCGGGCAGATGCAGGACGAAGAAGGCGAATGAGAAAGGAGCACGACATGAAAAAACCTTTTGACGGAGAGTTCCGGGTGGCAAGTCCGTATGGGTCGAGAGTTGATCCGATCACGGGGGAGCCTGGTGTCTGGCACGGTGGTGTGGATCTGGTGAGCGCGGACAGGAACGTGAGGGCGGTGATCGGAGGGACCGTCCTCCAGTCCCGGATGGTGGACAAGGGAAGCGGAGACCGGACCTGGGAATGGGGCAACTATGTCTCGGTCGGCGGGGACGACGGTTTCGTGATCTACTACTGCCACCTGGACGCGCGGGCGGTGGAGAAGGGACAGCGGGTCAGCCCGGGGCAGATCCTCGGAATCGAGGGGAACACGGGGAGATCCACCGGGATCCATCTCCACTTCGAGGTGCGGGACTGGGGCGGACAGCAGCGAAATCCCTGCGACTACCTGGGGATACCGAATCAGGCGGGGTATATTTTCAAACCGGAGAGGGAAAGCTGGGAGGACGAATGCCACGATTGGAGCCGGGACGCGGTGGAATGGTGCGTGAGCCGGGGAATTATGAAAGGAAAGGGTGACGGCAATTTCGCGCTCGGTGATCCGATTACGCGCGAGGAAATGTGCGTAATGCTCTTCAGGGCGCGGGAAATAATGTGAATAAAAAATAAATACGCTCCGGGAGCGTGGAGATCTGAAACCACGCAAGCGGGGCATCTTACCCGTAAGATGCGGACCGGCGCTTGTTGGGGAGCACCCCAATCCCTTTTAATCCCTTCGGGAGCTGCGCGATTTCTACGGAATCGCTTGGAAAAAAGAAAACCAAAAACGAAAAGGGAGCGGCACCACCGTTCCCTTTCAGATTTCAGTCTGCATTATTCGCACCGTCCGCGAGGTTTTTTCAACGGCCGCACGGACAATGACCGCCTGAGAGATTCCGGTTATCGAAAAAACCGCAGGTTTTCCCGCGGTTTTCTCTTTCCGTGTTGCATTTCCGTGTTGCATGCGTGTGTAAATGGGTTCTGAAAACTGAAATCTGTTTCAGGTATGAGGGGGGATTTTAGTGAATTGTAAATGAAAACCGGCCGTTTTGAGTGGTGATTTTGTGTAAATCTTGCTCAAAAACTGCCGGTTATTCGCATCGGAGTGACTGGATTCGAACAAGAGAAAATATATTTGAGGAATTGGCTTTGTTATTATGCTCCGCGAGGGGTGGGTCAGTCGGCGTGTTGCATATCGTGTTGCAGAGTTTCCAGCCGGTCATTGAGGGAGGCGGTGATCTCCTGATCCCGGTCCTTCATGATGTGGCCGTAGACCGAATGGAGCATATTCGTGGTGGTGTGCCCCATGCGCTTCATGATGTACTGATCCGGCGCGCCGATGGCGATCAGCAGGCTGGCGTAGTAATGCCTGAGATTGTGGAAATGGATGTTCAGGCCGCGCTTCTTCGCCGCTTTTGCGAAGCCGCTTGTAAGGTACGCGGGATGCACGGGCTTATAATCAGACGGCAGGGCGAGGAGCTTCTCGATCAACCACGGGGGACACTCGACATCCCGGGTGGATTCGTAGGTCTTTGTCCGTTCCTCGATGATCCACTCACCGTCCGCGTTCTGGCTCATGCTGCGGCGGACGCGGAGCCGGTTATGCTCCCTGTCCACGTCTTCCGGAAACCGGAGCGCGGCGATCTCTCCGCGTCTGAGTCCGCAGGTCGCGGCGATCAGGACGGGGATCTCCAGCCGGGTGTCCTTCAGATCGTCCAGCAGGCCGACGAGCTCCTCTTCCGTCGGGATGTTCATTTCCGTCTTACGCTTGGCCGGGAGGTTCACGTCGTAGCGGATGTCCGGGACGGCGGTGCGGATCGACGTGAGGATCATCCCCCAGACGTTCCGGATCGACTTCGGGGCGAGGCGGCGGGACTCCACGTTGATCTCGGCCTGGACGGTGAGATTTGTGAGATCCCGGATGCGGGTCCCCATGATCCCCTGAAAATACCGCGCGCGGTAGCCCTTGTATTCGCGGATGGTTTTCGGGGCGAGGACGTTTTCGTTGGTGGTGATGTAGCTGTCGATGGCTTCCCCGACCGTCATGAGGGCCGGGGTATGCTGTTTCTGGACGCCGAGCTCGATCTCCCGCGCACGGTTCGCGGCGAGGCGGTCGGCTTCCTTTTTGGTGTCGGCTGTAAAACTCTCATAGATGCGCTTCCCGTCCGGGGTTTTGCCGACGTAAAGCTGATTTCGCCAGCGTCCGGAGGGGAGCTTTCTTGCTTCTGACATTTCGTATTATTCCTTTCTTGTTTACAGCGCGGAAATGCACGGTGGGAAGACAATTAAAGCAAAACGCCATTTCTTTAATTACGATCCGGAAAAGCGGACGTAATTAAAGCCGGGTTACATTACGGTTCACAGCCGGGGATCGCTCCCCGGCCTTTTTTGTTTTGTCTGAGTTCTGTTCGTGGAATTGCACAGGGCAAGATGGGGCATCACCCATGACATCGTTTACACCAAGTGTATCCCTTTTTGAGCAAACCTTCCGGATCGTCTGTCTCAGCCATATTTGACGGAGAGATCTTACTCACAGAAGAACAGTCCGGATAATGGATTTTCTTTGTCGAAGTGTTCACGATAAATGTGTATTGATTTTCATCTATGACTGTGTTATACGTCACAGAGTCATGGGTTCCGCCTCCGGATCTGTTGTTCCCTGATCGCGGAGAAGGATCTTGAACGTCATCCGGCGAGATATGCCGGACATCATTAAGTGTTGTCGTACTGGTGACTGCAGCACGGGGAGATGAGGTTCTGTTTCCATTATGAGGCTTTTGAAATAGAAGAAAGATGCAGATCAAAAGCAGAAAAGCTGTCCAACTTTTGCCCAAGATATTCTTTCGACGTTTTTTCTTCTCTAACTCATCTTGCCCAGGAGGTTTTGTCGGTGGGAAGTTTTTTTCCTTCAGTGATAATGCCGATTGGGGTGTAACAGGTTGAATTGCAGTGTGAACATTTGTTGTATATGGTGTTGCGTGATTCAGGTGTATTTTGATATGGAGTTCTCTTGCCAGACGGAAGATATGTTTGCATGGCAACATATTCTTAGAGAAAAACGGACAGTCACAGGAAGTCAGTGTTGTATAACAATACGTTCCGTTTGATTCTGAAAACACCGCTTCGCATCTGGATAGGTGGACTGCAACGAGATCCAGATCTTCTTTGATGGAAGCTTCACTTTGCGCTTGTAATTCAGGAGTGAAAGCCAATTTGCCCCATGGAGGGAAATCAAGTACAGGATACCGAACTGGTAAGGAAGATTCACCCATGATTAGCTCCCTATCGCAGTCATTACAATATCGTCTGAGCAGCAACCGCGAGGCCCAGAATACGGACTGTCATCAACTCTTCACCGACGTACATGAACGGCTCATAGTTCGGATTATCGGGCACAAGCATCAGTTTCTGCTTTTCAGAATCGTAGAAAACCCGTTTTAGCGTCGCTTCGTCCTCGATAAGGACGGCGGCGATTTTTCCGTTTTCGACAACCGGCATTTCACGGATGAAAACGAGGTCGCCGTCGCGGATGCGGGGGAGCATACTGTCCCCCTTTGCGATCAGGGCGTAATCACAGACAAGCTCCTCCGATACGGACACCCAGACCTCCCGTTGTTCGTCGGCAAAGATCGGCTTCCCGCAGGCAATCTCCCCGAGCACGGGGATTTTTTTCTTTTTGACCGGAAGCAGGCCGGGGACAGTATCGTCCTCCGGTTCGGCCCGGAGATCGTCCACGCTCACCTCCAGGGCAGCCGCGGCGAAAGCAAGCTCCTCATCCGTGGGGAAAGTCTTTCCCTGCTCCCAGTCGAGCCAGCGTTTCCCGGGTACGCCAGCCAGCTGCGCCGCCTGCACGGTGCGGAGCCCGGCGAGCTTGCGGTAATGCTTCAGGTTCTGGGCGACAGAGAGGGACGGCGCCGGACCAGCTGTGGAATCCCGCCCGAGGAGGTAGTCAACGGAGACGTGGAAATAGTCGGCGATGCGGGAGAGGATCTCGGGCGTCGGTTTCGATGCTCCATTTTCATATTTGTTGTAAGTTGTCCGGTTCAGCTTCAGGAAGTCGGCAACTTCCTCCTGTGTCACACCGGCTTGTTTACGAAGGATCTTCAGACGTTCCAATTTTGCACCTCCTTGGGTGTTTTTCTCTATTATACGTGAAAGAAATTCACTTTTCAAGACAATGTGAAGATTCTTCAACAAATTTTCAAAACCCTCTTGACAAGTGCTGATTCTTCACGTATAATGTGAAACGTGAAGTTCAAGCACTTTTTGAGAGGAGAAGGTGAAGTAAATGAGCATTTCGATAGCAGAAAGACGCGGCAAGATCGGGCTGACTCAGGAAGAGCTTGCAAAACGTCTTGGAACAGATCGCACCACCGTTGTGAAATGGGAGAAAGGAAAGAGTTTCCCGCGGCCGGAAATGTTATGTCAGCTTGCCCGTGTCCTCGGCTGCACGCCGAACGATCTGCTGGGATTTGAGTGCATGCCCTCCGAGGACGAGAAGCCGGAGACGCGGGGGCAGGAGATTTCCGTCCGGATGTCCGAGGCATTCGCCGACGCGCGGAAGAGACAGGAGGCATGAGGATGCAGAGCACAGCAAGAGACCGGAAGACGGGGCAGTTCAAACAGATCGCTCCGCGCGGGAAACCGGCGAAGAAGAGCACGGCGGAGATCCACCGGGAGTCCGGGGTGATCACCGAGAACATCCGGCTTCTGGCTGGGCGGTACCACGACACGGTGAGCGAGCTGGCGGGCTTCATCGGGATCACGGACCGGACGCTCTACTTCCGGTTCGAGCGGCCGTGGGAGTTCCGGCTGGAGGAGCTGGAGGCCGTGGCCATGCGGTACGACGTGACGATCCGTCAGCTGATGTCGCCGATCCGGTTCGAGGACGACGAGTAAACAGGTAAACTTACCGGGTTACGGGGGAGGGCTTTCCTTCCCGTCTGTGCCCGGATTCATGGGGATGGAACCGACAGCCGGGCTTTGGACCTTTCTCCCGGTCTTCGGGCGGTTTGGGGATGCCGCGTCCGTCTCCGTGAATCTGTGCACAGAAAACTATATTATTTTCAGAGGAGGAACGCATGAGCAACAAGAGACGGTTCTGCATCGGTATCGGAGGCTACGAGTTCCGGCTGGACGACCTGCCGGACATGCCGGAGGAGGTCCGGGCGTATCTGGACGCGCTCCGGGATCAGCTCGGGGAGGACGATATAGACGTCCGGGTCGAATTGCCGGACGTCTGTCTGCCGAAGGAAGCGGACGAGTACTTTCAGCAGAAGCTTCAGGAACGACTGGAAGCGGCCATGCAGGACATGAACAGCATCGGGGCCGGGGAGTATCCGGCGGAGAAGCTCGAAAAGCACCTCGACGAATTCATTGACGTGGAGACCGCAAAGGCCATGAATCGCGCACAGACCGAGGAGGATATGACCTCGGTCGCGCTGGTGGGCTTCTATCTGACGGGGCTGTACCGGATCCTCTTCCACGAGGACAGGGACTGGTCGGCGCTGGGCGTGAAGGACGCGGTGCGCCTGTACTGCGGGATCGCTGCCGGGATGCTCGCCATGGCGTCCCAGTACAGCAAGATCGTTCCCGAGGGCGAAGACGAAGAGGAGGCAGACAGCGATGACGAAGAGGCGGAATAGAAGGATCCTCCTTCTGCTGATCCTCGCGGGTCTGATCGCGGCGGGATGCTGGGCGGCGGAGCATGTCACTCTCCGCCCGGCGGAGATTGGCCAGAGGCCAACTCCAGAAGTTCGCCTTATAGGCGAATCTTCGGCTGACGGAGAACCTCTCCCTGCTCAGGTTCCCGGAGAGGGCATCGGGCGGGCTCCGGCAGTGGTCCGGTACCTCGGCGCGCCGGAAGCGGAGGAGATCGGAACCGCGTTTCGGATTGACACCTACACCGAGGGAGAGGGCCCGGCGCCGGCGTGGTATCGTCCGGACGAGCCCATGAGCGCGGAGTGGGTGGACCATAATGCCGAAGCCGGTAAAATGGCGGAGCCGCATCCTCCGGTGGGGATCGACTGCGGGGGGATCGACTGGAATCTCTGCACCGACCTCGAGGGCTGGGACGGGCACCGGATGGAGGTCTGGGAGATGGACCTTTACAGCCGGATCGTCTACCTCGAGTTCTGGGGCACGTCTCCGGAGTGCTGCGAGGCCGGGGCGGATTCCATCCTCCGGCTGTGGGAAAGCGGGTACTACGGCCCGCGGATCAGCGACACGCTGACAGCCAGGGCGGAGGACGGGAGCCTCGTGTACAGCCCTTACGCTTACGTCTGGGACTGGGAGTACGATCCCGAAGGCCTTGCCGATATGCGGGCGCTGTGCGAGGATCGCTTCTACAACGGCCCGGAGTGGTCGGCTCCCTTCTTCAGGCTGAACTACTACCACGACTGGGCCGTGCCCATGTACGAGATCGACAACGTGTACTTCTCGACCGGATGGGGGTGGGAGTGATGGCGGACCGCGCGACGGTGTTGAAGGGGCTGGAACGATGCGCCGGAATAGACTGTACAGGGTGTCCATATCAAAGAATTTCCCCTTGTCAAAACAAACTGGTGGCTGATGCTCTCGCCCTGCTGAGAGAACAGGAACCGCGGGTGCTGACAGAGGAGGAGTTGAAACGAATTGAACCAGATTCCGTATACTGGGGCGAAGGATACTTTGTCAGAAATTTGTGGCCGATGGCTTTTACGGCTGAAGCGATACAGGATCTTGACAGCGGATATCTGAGAGACAGCTATGGACGCGATTATGAATTGGATCTGTATAACAAAAATGGGATGGGTTGGAGAATCTGGACGGCTCGTCCGGGGGACGAGGTGAGGAAGGCGGGGCCGTGGGATGCGGAACCGTAAGATTCAGCGGGCATTGAAGAAGGCGGGGATCCGGCGGGAAGAGGCCGTCGGGCCCCGGAATGCGGAACAGTATTTTGACCTCACGCCCTGCGAGGCGGTGAGGAACATTGTAAAGGAGCGGAATCATGGCAAGAAGCGAAAAGCAGAAGTATAAATTCCTCTTCCGGTGTCCGGGGGAGGAGCCGGTGATCGTGATCCACGAGACGAAGCCCGGGGACGCCGAGGCATGCGCGCGGAAAATGGCGAAGCTCGTGGCGAAGAAGGAGGGCTGGTCCGAGGCCGTCTGCGTCTGGATGGGGCCCGAAGACAGGAAGATCCCAGAGCCGATCCGGGAGGAGATCAGAAGGGAGCGGGTGTCATGACGCCGATCCGGACGACGGACAAGGACGGGATCGCCGGGATCCTCGCAACGGGCAGGCCCGCGGGGTACTGGATGGCCCAGAGCGAGGCTTTTCCGCGGATATGGACCGGCGTAGTCGCGGACGGGCGGAGGGCGGTCCGGAAGCTCGGGACCTTCGGCGAGGTGCTGGAATGGCTCCACCGGAAAGCCGGGATCCTCCGCGACACGCGGGCTGACCGGGTGATCCGGGATTCCTCCGACACCTTCCGGGGCGTGCGGGTCAGCTCGGACGCGGCGGTGCGGATCCCGGAGCGGGACATGCCCCGGGCGAAGGCGTACACGGGATTTTCCGTGAAGGCCGAACACGGGAAGAGAGGGCTGAGGACGCCCGCCCACGACGGGATGCGCCACGGGAACGCACTGCCGGATAAACCATGCCGGAAGGAACGATCCGACCGGGACGAGGAGATCCTCCGGCTCAGCCGGGAAGGACTGATCCAGAAGGACATCGCGGCGCGGCTGGGCGTCTCGGAGACCTGTGTGAACGCGCGGGTCCGGAAGATGCGGAAGCGCGGGATCGAGGTGCCCCGGGTGCAGAAGGAGAAACAGAAGGCCGGGCAGTGGGAACGGGCCATGGAGATGAAACGGATGCGGGACGAGGAGGGGCTTCGCGCGAAGGAGATCTCCGCCAGGACCGGGATCCACGTGAACACGGTGTACATGCTTTTGAAGATCGCGGACGGGAAGGAGGCGGGCGGATGAAGTGCAAGGGCCTGGAGGAGCTGCAGAATCAGCGGACGGAGCAGGTGACGAAGCTCTACGGCACGAAGGCGCTGGAGGCCATGCAGTCCGAGGCCGCGCTCCTGCTTTTGGACGGATTCCCGTGGTTCCGTCGCGCGGGGCTGAAATCGTATTTCGACGCGCAGGCCGGGAACTGCTCCCGGGAGCTGAACGACAACGCGGCGGACCGGATCTTTATCAAAGACCGGCGCGGGCGGCACGAGGCGGACGAGCTGATGCGCTTCGAGACGGTCGTGAACGACGCGGAGTACATGCTCGCCCGGAAGATGAACTTCGGCGGGATCGAGCCGGAGCCGGTATGGGAGAGGGCCGAGGCGAAAGTCCCGGACAAGCTCTTCCTCGGCACCGACCGGATCCACGCAGACGCCCGGATCGCCTGGTACGCGTATCTGGGGCGGAGGGCCGTCCGGGTGTGGATCGCCTCCGGCACGCTGGCCCTGCTGGATATGAAGTACCCGTCCGGGCGGCGGCGGTTCCCGATCGTGAAGGTGGAGAGGGACTTCACCTTCCCGCTGGCGGACTTCATGTCGGGCTGGGTGGAGCGGTTCATCGGCGGGCAGGACCGGGACAGGGTCGCGGAACAGCACGGGAGGCTCCGGCGGCTCCGGGAGGAGTACGGCGTGGATCTGACGCCGGTATCCGAGCAGGAGCGGGAAGAGGACGAGACCGGGAAGATCGGCACCGTATCAAAACCGTTCCGGGCGGATCCGCCGACACCGGTTCGGGAGGCACCCGAGGCGTTCCGGAAGATCATGGAGGATGTGCGGGCCGGCCGGGGCGTGGGACTGTTCCCGGGAAAGTGATTATAAGCTGAAAGTGATACTGTAAAGGAGAATCATAATGAAAAACGAAGCTGTGAAGAAGCTCGGCGCGGAGCTGAACGACAAGACGGCCAAGTGGAGCCAGAAGGCCGGGGCGATCAAAACGGCGGTGCACGACGCGCTTGTGGGATTCTGCAATCAGAACCCGGAGTTCGCCCAGGCGGTGGCGCAGTCGGAAAAGACCTTGTGGGCGGTCTGCGAGGAAGCCGTGAAGAACGTGGGAACGTCCGTCTCCGATCTGGAGGTCTACCGGTCGGCGGTGGCGGCGTACTTCCCGGGGGCGCAGGTGGACTGCGTGATGACGGTGCGGATGAGCGAGCATGAGGAGCCGGACAAGCAAATTGCCGGACGCCCGGAAAAATCCGACGTGCTCTCGCTGGATCTCTTTGATCTGATGGGGTGAGTCCATGGGACGGGTGGATTATCCGATCATGTCGGAATGGCAGGAGGCGGCGCGGAAGCTGGTCCCGGCGTATCTGTTCTACGAGCCGTGGCGTTCGTGGGACGGGATCGACCTTCCGATTGAGCCCCACGACGAGCTGCTGGGGAGGCGCGGCACCTGCTCCTCCTGCGGCTCCGTCTATCTCTGGGACCGGAAGGATGCGCACATGAAGCTCCGGCACGGGGATTCCTTTACCTGCCCGACCTGCGGGGCGAAATGCGAGGCCGTGGCGTCCGGGAAAATGCCGGAGCGGAAGCGGCTCCGCGGGGATTTTCGGATCGTATTCTGCCGGGGAGATGAGAAGACCGTCCGGCTGTACTGCTACTATATTTGGTGGCACTTCGGGCGCGGAGAGAACGAGCCGGCGCTGGAATGGTACGAGGACGCGCGGTACGAGCTGGAGCCGGGGGCTTTCCGGATCTGGAAGCATGAATACATCGGCAGGGAGACGGGAGGCGCGGGAGACTACGGCTGGAACGAGCACAAGCGCCCGATCGAGCCGTGGGTGAGCGGGATGTACGGCGAGGCCCGGGGCTATTATATCGTCCTGGACGGGCTCGCGGGGACATTCCTCGGGCACCTGCCGGTCGAAGACATCGCGGGATGGAATTTTTACTCCACCTCGGCGGGCTACACGCGGCAGACGGTGAGGATCCCGTGGTGCAAGCTCCTCTGCACGGCGGCGATGTATCCGAAGATCGAGATCCTGGCCAAGCGCGGGATCGAGGAGCCCGTGATCGAGCTGGTGACGGATCGGCGGAAAAACGCCCGGTACCTGAACTGGAACGCGAAAAGGCCGCTCGACTTTCTGCGGATCCCGAAGGCGGACGCGGCGGAGGCTCTGGACGGCGGTTTTAATCTTGAGGCCGTGAAGATCTGCCGGGACATCGGGATCAGATATGCCGATGCGGAGCGGGTCGTCAGCCGGTACTACACCGTCCGGGACCTTCTCGTATGGAGCGGCGAGAACGGGGACGATCCGAAGGAGGTCATCCGCTACATCCTGAGCCGGGAACTGAACAGCAACGGGCTGCATCTCCTCCGGGACTACCGGGAGGCGGCGGAAGAGCTCGGGCGGGATCTGTCCGTGCCGTCGATCCGCTGGCCGAAGAATCTGATTCAGGCCCACGACGAGGCGACGCGGTCCGCGCAGGCGATCCGGGAGGAAGCCCGGCAGAGAGCGAAGGACGCGGCGTGCGCGGGATATACGGATAACCTCTATCCTCTGCTCCGGAGGCGGTACGAGTACCAAAACGGCGAATACATGGCCGTCGTGCCGGAGCGGCTCGGGGACATCGCTCTCGAAGGCCAGAATCAGCACCACTGCGTCGGGGGCTACATCGACCGGCACGCGGCGGGAAAGCTGGCGATTCTGTTCATCCGGCGGGTCGCCTGTCCGATGCTCCCGCTGTGGACGGCGGAGCTGACGCCGGACGGGAAGCTGACGCAGATTCAGGGGTACCACAACAACCCGGACCTGAAGCCGAAGGGAGAGGACAAGGCCTGGGTGGACGGGTGGCTGAGAGAGATCCAGAAGAGATTGAGAAAGGAAAAACGGCATGGATAATAACGTCATTGTGATCCGGTCCCCGCAGGAGATCGCGGCGGAGATCAACGCCATCCGGAGGCGGGCGGCCCGTCAGCTGCTCGAAGACTCCGTGGAGGTAGGGCGGCTGCTCGTCGAGGCGAAAAGCTCCGTCGGACACGGGGAGTGGGGCGGCTGGCTGGAGGAGAACTTCCAGTACAGCTCCACCGAGGCGAACAACCTCATGCGGCTGTACGAGGCTTACGGCACGAAGGAACAGCTGACGCTCTTCGAGGAGAACCGGATGGATCTCTTCGGGCGGATGAACAAATCCCAGGCCATTGCGCTCCTGGGCCTGCCGGAGACGGAGAGGGCGGCGTTTGTGGAGGCGAATCCTCCGGAAGATCTGTCCGTCCGGGAGTGGGAGCGGAAGATCGAGGAGGCCCGGAGACAGGCTTACGCCGAGGCGCAGGACGAGTGGGACGAGCTTGTGAAGAAGCGCGAGGCGGAAGTGGACGAGGCCGTGAAGAAGGTCTTCGAGGCCCAGAGCGCGGCGGCTGATGCGAAAAACGCGGCTCGGGAGGCGGCGGACAAGCTGGCGGAGGCATCGGCGCGGGCAGAGTCCGCCGAGAACGAGGCCGCCGAAGCGAAGAAGCTGAAAAAGGATCTTTTGAAGGCCCGGAAGGAAGCCAATGCCAACGAGGACGCCCGGAAGCTGGCCGAAAAAGCGAAGGCTGATCTGCTGGCCGAACGGGACGCGCTTCAGACGCGGATCGACGAGCTTGAGAAAACCCCGGTCGTCGAGGTGCGGGAAATGACGGAAGAGGAGAGGGCCGCGCTCACGGACCGGATCCGGGCGGAGATTGGTTCGGAGGCCGACACACTCCGGGCGGAGAACGAAAAGCTCCGGCTGGCGACGGATCCGGGGATGCAGTCGTTCCAGCGGTATTTCGAGAACTTCCGGGGCGCTTATGCCGACATGAAAAGCCTGATCGCCGGGATGGCCCCGGATGAGAAGCAGAGAAAGCTGGTCGGTGTGCTCCGGAAGACGCTCGGGGCCATGGCGGAGGAATGGTCATGAAGTGGCTTTTGAAATTCCGGCGGAAGGACGCTCCGGAGGGCGAGGGATGCGTGTGCACGGTCGTCCGGTGCCTTGAGGAAGATCTGCAGGGCGAGAAGGAATCCATGTGCATGGAGCTGGAGAAGAATAGCGGGGAGGCGTGGATCTGCATCGACACGGTTCCGCTGAAGAGCAGGGAGGATCATCATGACGATTGAGGAAGCGGTGACGGCGGCGCGGAAGAACGTGCCGGTGGTGGACGAAAATCCGACGCTCGGGCCGATCCTCTATGCCCGGATCGGGTGCATCCGGAAGTCGTATCCGCTGAGATCGGACGCGGCAAGAGGCGCCGTCGAGGTCTACGGGCTGGAGCTTCTGCCGATGTCCGAGGCGCGGTCGGTGACGATCGTTCCGCCGGAGAGGGTGCGCGAGGCGACGCCGGAGGAGCTGCGGGATCTGAGGCAGTACCGCGTGACGCCGTCTATGCCGGAGGTGCGGCCGGAGCTGCTGTGCGAGGAGGTGAAAAGCGGGAGACCGTGGGGAGAGAGGAAATGAATGACATTGATAAGATGCCGGTGAAGTGCCGGGATTGCCCCTATTGGGAGCTGGCCGTGTACCCGTGGTATTGCGGAGACTGCACAGACAAGCTGAAAAAACCGGTCAGCGATTTCGTAAGCCGCCAGTGGCTTATCGACGAATACCACCGGCGGCATGAGGGTCCTCCGGGCGGGGCGCTGAAGTTGATCGAAGAGGCTCCGGCGGCGGAGGTTGAGCCGGTGAGACATGGACGGTGGATCCATGTGCCGGGCAAACAAACAAGAATCTGTTCTCGGTGCGAAACGGACGAGCCATATAAATTCGCAGATGACGACACTGATATTTACAGTTGGTGTCCGCACTGCGGTGCGAAGATGGACGGAGGAAGCGACTGATGGCAAACTTCAATTTTAATAAGGTGATCCTCGGGGGACGGCTGACGGCGGATCCGGAGCTGAAGACGACGCCGTCCGGGGTGTCGGTGACTTCGTTTTCCATCGCCGTCAACAAGCCCATGCGGAACGGGGAGGCGGGGGATCCGCTCTTTCTGAACTGCACGGCGTGGAGGCAGACGGCGGAGTTCGTCACCCGGTACTTCCGGCGGGCGTCGTCGATCTGCGTGGTCGGGTCGCTGTCCGAGAACCGCTGGACGGACCGGAACGGGATCGCGCGGCGTGAGAACTTCGTGCAGGTGGACGAGGCCTTCTTCGTGGACGCGAAGAGCGAGATGCCGGGGTTCCGGAGTCACTCCGACGTGGAAGTGGATCCGAACTCGCCGATGCTGGCCGGGATCGATCCGAACGCGGCGCCGGGGAAGGCTCCGCCTCAGGCGTACAGCACGCCGGGGGCGAGGAAAGAGATCGCCGGGGAGATGGCGGAGGACGACGGGGAGCAGCTGCCGTTCTGAATCTTCCATATTATACGCCGGGAGAGTCGGACGTTCGACTTCGTCGAAGTCCAGCAGCTCTCCCGGATAACCTTGTAAGTGAGTCTTAACAAATCGAACGGGCCGGGAGACGGTCGGAATCGCTCGGAGGCAAAAGGATGCAGTGTCGCTACAAAGAGAGAGCATACGTTTGCGGGGACATGATCTTTCTGTCCGTGATCCCGACATGGAGAAAGTCCGGGAAGAGGCGCGGGAAATTCAAGCCGACCTCGGAGGATCAGGCGCGGCTCAACGAGAAGTATGCCCTGCTCCGGCTGCAGATGACGATCCACGCCAACTTCACCCGGCACGACATCCGGTTCGAGCTGACCTACAACGACCGGTATCTGCCGGAGGACGAGGAGCAGTTCGAGCGGGATCAGCAGGCCTTCATCCGGCATGCGCGGAAGCTGTACCGGGAGGCGGGGGTGGAGTTCAAGTACATCCGGATCCCGGCGTGGAGCGAGGACGGACGGCCCCATGTGCACATGATCCTCACGGGCGGGGTGGATTATAAAAAGCTCCACGAGCTCTGGGGCATGGGCCGGGCGCGGTGGGAGTATCTGCAGTTCGACGAGTGCGGCGTGGTGGATCTCGGCTTCTACCTCGGATCCCAGAAGCGGGCCGGGAAGACGGACAAGGTTCACGAGCGGGCGAAGGGTCAGCGGCGGTGGAGCGGATCGCGGAATCTCGTCAAGCCGGCGGAGCGGTCGGACGTGCATACATACGCGCGGCACGAGCTGGAGATGCTGGCCGACGCGGGATACGCGAAGCGGCACCTGTTCTTCTCGATGGCCTATCCGGGGTACTGGCTCTCCGAGCAGCCGAGCATCCGGTGGAACGAGGTCAACAAGGCGTGGTACATGGACGCGGTGCTTTACAACCCGCGGAGCGACAATCTGGAAAGCTATGCGCGGAGGGGAGACGACGAGATCCGGGGAAGGAGGCGGAGGAAAACGTGAGCGAGAGCAAGAGGGACCGGGACCGGGCGACGGAGGCGTTCAGAAGGTGGGCGAGGGCCGGGTGTCCGGGGCCGGATCAGATCAGGGACGGGAAAGGCGCGGAAGATCTCCGGGCCTGTGTCGCCGTGTTCGCCGTCCTCGGCCACAGTCAGCAGAGGAGGGCGAATTTTCCGGCCTATGAGATCGAGTGTGCTGTCCGGGATGTGTACATGGCAGAACCCATGAGGAAGCTCAGGTGGTCGGAGCTGTCCGATCGGGTCAGGCGGGTGGCTTTTTGTCTCTGCGCCGACGAGAGGACGGTTTACCGCTGGCTTTCCATGGCGCGGCGGATGTGGGTGGATTTTCGGGACAAAACGTGTCAGTAATAGCGTGAATTTTTGTGCTATTATAGAATCAATCGCAGGGCTTTCCCTTTTGCGGGAGGCTCTGTTTTTTTCAGGAGTTGGCCTGCGGCCAGCCTCCGAGAATGCGGATTACACGCGGGGGATTTTTTCCCACGACAAGCGCGGGTGCGCGGGTGTGCGCGTGCGCGATACCATATACAGACACGCGGGAGGTGATCGGATGGCGGGGAAGGCTGTGGGGAGACCGCGGAAATACACGTCCGGACAGTTCCGGGAGGCGTGCAAGAGATACTTCGTCAAGATCACCACGCTGGTACCTGTGGTGGACGCGCTGGGACAGAACGTGCGGGACATCGCCGGCAATATAATGACCCGAAAGGCCTACGCGATCCCGCCGACGATCTCGGGCTTATGCCTGGAACTGCACATCGACCGGAGGACCTGGCAGAATTACGCGGACCCGGAGAAGAACCGGACGGCGAAAGAAGAAGAGGCGGGAGCCCCAAGCGCTTATTCCATGGTCTGCGACGACGTGAAGTTACGGATCCAGGCATATCTGGAAGAGCAGCTCCTGACCCGGGAGAAGTCTTTGCAGGGGATCATCTTCAACCTGCAGAACAACTACGGGTGGAGCGAGCGGCACCAGCACAGCCAGACGGTCGAGATCGGCGAGAAGACACGGGAGGTCATGGCGCAGAACCTGACGATGGACGAGAAGTTCGCGCTCCTCAGAGAGGCAGCCATGGAGCTGGGAGAGGCTGACGATCATGGCGAAGAAGAAGACGGCGCAGAAGACGAAGATCGCTGAGGCGCTGGACCTTGCCGCGTGGTACAAGACGATCCGGGAGAGGACGAACGACGCGTTCTGGCCGCTGCTGTGGGATCACCACCGATACCTCGTGATGAAGGGCGGAGGCGGTTCCGGAAAATCCATCCTGGCCGGGCAGAAGATCCTGGAAAGGGCGGTCTCGGAGGAGGGGCACCGCTTTCTGGTCTGCCGGAAGGTGGGGCGGACGATCCGCCAGAGCTGCTTCAACCAGCTTGTGAACCAGATCGCGGAGTACTATCCGGGGATGCGGGTGAAGATCAACCGCACGGACATGGTGATCACGTTCCCGAACGGGTCTGAGATCTTATTTTCCGGGCTGGACGACGTGGAGAAGCTGAAGTCCATCTACAACATCACGGGGGAATGGCTGGAGGAAGCCTCGGAGCTGACGGAGGCGGACTTCAACCAGCTGGACATCCGACTGCGCGGGAAGACGAAGTATTACAAGCAGATCATCATCACGTTCAACCCGGTATCGGTGATGCACTGGCTGAAGAAGCGGTTCTTCGACACGCCGGATCCGGATGACCGGGTGCGGGTGCACGAATCCACCTACAAGGACAACCGGTTTCTCGACGAGGAGAACATCCGGGTGCTGGAATCCTTCAAGGACATCGACGAATACTACTATCAGGTGTACTGCCTCGGCATGTGGGGCGTCACGGGGAGGACGGTATTCGACGGACAGGCGGTGACAAAACGTTTGCTTGAAGACATTCGGCCGATTCGGACGGGTGAATTCCTTTACGATGACGACGGACTGAAGCTGACGAACATCCGGTTTGAAACGGATCCTCCGCTTCATCTCCCGCGCGGGTTCGTGAAAGTTTATAAAGACCCGGAAAAAGGCGTGCCGTATGTGATCGGCGCGGACACGGCCGGGGACGGATCTGACTGGTTTGTCGCGCAGGTGCTGGACAACCGGACGGGGGAACAGGTCTGCGTGATGCGGATGCATTCCGACGAGGACCTGTTCGCAAAGCAGCTATTTGCGCTGGGCACATGGTACAACACGGCGCTGATCGCGGTGGAGACCAACCTTTCGACGTATCCGGTGATGGAGCTGGAGCGGCTCGGATACCGGAATCAGTACGTCAGGGAGACGCTGGACGACTACACGCACCAGCCGAAGCGGGCGTTCGGTTTCCGCACCGACTCGAAGACGCGGCCCGTGATCATCGCGGAGCTGATCAAGGCGGCGCGGGACGACATCAACATGATCTGCGACACGGACACGCTGACGGAAATGCTGACGTTTGTACGGAACGAGGACTACCGGCCGGAAGCGGAAGCCGGGGCACACGACGACTGCATTATGTCACTGGCGATCGCGCATCACGTGAGACCGTTCCAGTCCTGCCTTGCGGAGCCGGAGCCGGAGAAGCCGGTGGAATGGTCGGAGTCCATGAAAGAGGACTACAGGCGGGCAAGTACCGCTGAACGCGCATACATGATCAAGAAATGGGGAAGGCCCAAGTGAGAGGAAAGTGAGACGCTATGGCTGACAAGGAAAAGCTGGAGCTCTGGAAAGGACGGCTCGGACGTGCCGAATCGGATTTCGCCGAACAGTCCGAGCGGTTCGACGACCGTGAGCGGATGTACAAAGGCAGGCGCGACACCCGGAAGCTGACGCGGGACGATCGTGACGGTGAGACCGTTCACGTGCGGAATCTCGCCATGGAGCTGATCGAGAGCCAGGTGGATTCCTCCATCCCGCAGCCGAAGGTCACGGCGCGCCGGGAGGCCGACCAGCCGCTGGCGAAGATCATCGAAGATATGATCCGAAACGAGCTGGACCGCCTTCCGATGGAGGAAATCAACGACATGATGGCGCGGACCGTTCCGATCCAGGGCGGCGCGGCATTCCTGCTGGAATGGGACAACACGCTCCGGACGCACAACACGGTCGGAGAGTTATGGGTCTCGGCGATCCATCCGAAGCAGATCGTACCGCAGCCGGGAATCTATACCGGGATCGAGGACATGGACTGGATCATCCTCAAGATTCCGCAGACGAAGGAATACATCCTCCGCAAATACGGCGTTGACGTGGACGAGGAGGGCGAGAGCGAACCGGACGTGAAGGGCGTGGACGACAACACGGCGGAAGATCTCGTGACGGAATACGCGGCGTATTACCGCAACGACGAGGGCGGGATCGGCAAATACTGCTGGTGCAACAACGTGGAGCTGGAGGATCTGGACGACTACCAGGCGCGGCGGATCGACACCTGCGGGGACTGCGGATCGACCGAGATTGTCTGGGAAGATGGCAAAAAAACCTGTCGGGACTGCGGCTCGCACAAAATCAGATCCGAGACCGAGGACATGGAGGAAATCTGGCAGCCGATCGAGCGGGGATTTGACAAGCCTCCGATCCCCGGCGCCGTGACGGTGGCGGCTCCGATGGGTTCCGCCCTGCTTCCGCAGCTGGACGCGGGGATGTTTCCGCAGATGAACCCGACCGGCAGCACCCGGCCTACAATCATTCCGTACTACAAGCCGGATCTCTATCCCGTCATCCTCCAGAAAAACGTATCGGTGTACGGGCAGCTCCTCGGCGCTTCCGACCTTGACGCGATTGAGGACCAGCAGAACACGACGAACCGGATCGAGCAGGAAATTATCGACAAGCTGGTGCAGTCCGGGAGCTATCTGATTCTGCCGGAAGATCCGGCGGTGAAGGTGGACACGGAGCAGGGAAAGGTGCTCCGGGTTCCGGATCCGTCGAAGGCGGCCATGATCTCCGTGAAGGATCTCGAGGGCAATATCCAGCAGGACATGGTTTACCTCGGGCAGATCTACGAGGAGGCCCGGCAGGTGATCGGGATCACGGACAGTTTCCAGGGCCGGAAGGATACCACAGCCACCACCGGCAAGGCGAAGCAGTTCGCGGCAGCGCAAACCGCCGGACGTCTGGAATCGAAACGGACGATGCGGGACGCGGCATGGGCGGCGCTGTTCGAGGCTATGTTCAAATTCCGGCTGGCCTACACGGACGAGCCCGTACCGATCCGGCGAGAGGATCCGGACGGGACGATCCGTTACGACATGTTCAACCGGTATGATTTCCTCGAACAGGACGAAACCGGCGAGTGGTACTGGAACGACGCGTTCCTGTTCTCGGTGGATCCCTCCACGCCGCTGGCGCAGAACCGGGACGCGATGTGGCAGGAGACCCGGCTTAATTTGCAGTCCGGGGCGTTCGGAAATCCGCAGGATCTCTCCACGCTGATCCTCTTCTGGAGGAAGATGGAGATTTTGCACTACCCGGACGCCGGGCAGACGAGGGTGTATCTCGAACAGCAGCTTGCGCGTCAGCAGGAAATGCAGCGGCAGATGATGGCCGAGGAGCAGATGATGGCACAGCAGGCACAGGCTCAGGCGCGCGAAGACGCCGCTCAGACGGCATTTCAGCAGAGACAGTCCAATCAGGCGGCTCTTGACTCCATCGAACGGCAGGCGCGCCAGAACGCCGCGAGAGATGCGATGAATCAGGCGCGGCAGAATATGGGCAGGCAGTCCGGGTCCACAGGATCCGGTGCTTGATATAACCACAAAGGAGAGGAGGAGAGGATCATGGCAGAAAAAGGTTACGCCGGGAAGATCAAGAACACCGGCACGCAGGTCGTGAAGGGCCCCTTTGCGGGCGGCCAGAAGAAGGGCACGAAGACCGTGAAGACGGGCAAGGACCTCCGCACCGGCAAGTAAGCCGGATCCCGGGGAAATCCCGGGGGTTCGCGTGGAACGCGTAAAAATCCGTATTCGGCCCATTTCCCAATAAGCCAATTAGTGCCGATGGGCGCGCGGTCCGGGAACGAAAAGGGATAACCGGAGCCGCAGAATTTTCGCAGGAACAGCGTAAAAATCCGAAGGAGACACTATGGGAGACAATGTGGATTACAACGCCCTCTTCGGCGTGGAAGCCGGGGGCGCAGGCGAAAACGGGCAGGAAGCCGCCGATCCTGCTGAATCTGCGGAGAATACCGAGGAAACCGAAGACACCGAAGAGGCGGCCGGGGAGGAAGAAGACCAGGACGCGAGCGGAGAGGGAGACGGCTCCGGAGAGGGCGGGAACGGACAGAAGCAGTCCGCAGAGGAAAACGCGAAATACGCCGCCGCCCGGAGGAAAGCCGAAGCCGAGCGGGATCTTGCCGTACAGAAGGCACGGGAGGAAACCCGCGCGCAGATGCAGGCGGAGTTCACGGAGACCATCAAAGCTCTCGGCATGGTCAACCCATACACGAAAGCGCCCATCGTGGATCAGGCCGGGCTTGACGCGTACAGGCAGCGGTACGACATCGAAAAGAAGGCGCGGTTTGCCAAGAGCGCCGGCATGAGCGAGGACGAGTTCCAGAAGTTCGTTGAAAATCTGCCGGAAGTGAAAGAGGCCCGCGCAAAAGCCGAGGCGGCGGAACAGGCACAGAAGGCTGTCGCCGCGGAGAGGGCGAAGGCGGAGATCGACCGTCAGATCGCGGAGATCCGGGAGATGGATCCCTCGATCACGTCGTTCGACGATCTGCCGAAGATGGAAAACTATCCGCGGTTCTACGAGCTGGTGAAGCGCGGGAACACGCTGACGGACGCCTTCCGGCTGGTGAACCTCGACAAGCAGACGGCGCAGACGCGCGAGCAGGCCAAACAGGCGGCTCTGAACCAGGTGGCCTCGAAATCCCACCTTGACCGGACGACGACGCGGGGAGCGGGCGCGGTACAGGTTCCCGCCGACGTGATGGCGCAGTACCGGATGTTCAATCCAGATGCGACCGAAGCCGAGATCCGCGCGCACTGGGCCAGACAGAAAAAGAAATGACCGGGCAGTGCCCGGAGACAAGGGCGGCCTCCACTGAAGCAGGGCCGCAGAAAGGACAGGACTATGTTTCTCTTACACAGCACCGATGACGGGCGCGTCCCGTCTCTCGAATATCTGCCCGCCGGAGCAATCACGCCGAAGGTCGGGCTTGCTCTCACGCAGTCTTCCGGGAATCTCGCCATTGCGACCGGAACGACCAAGCCGACCTATATCTGCATGGTTGACGGCAATGCCGCCCTGACCGCGGGAACCGAAATCCCGGTGTTCCGCGTCGATCCCGACATGATCTTTGAGACCACGTTCTCCGCGTCCGCGGCGGACATCAAGATCGGGAACAAAGTCACACTGCACGCATCCAATGGCGGGCAGGTCACGGCGACTACCACGTCCGGCGTGGCAGAGGTCGTGTATATGGACGGCACGGCTTCCGGGTCCATGTGCCGGGTGAGATTCCCGGCGTAATCTGAGAGAGAAGGAGGATACACAGAATGGCAAACATCACTTTCACCGAAGGCTCCGGCCTTCAGGATTCCATCTACGGGAAATCCCAGGCTCCCATCCGCATGTTCATCGAGAAACGCGGGGAGGCCTTCGAGCAGCAGTCCATCGCAAAAGAGATCTTCCCGACGCAGACCTCCGAACACTGGGCGGAGAAGGCGACCGGCATGACGAGCATGGAGGGATTCCAGCCCGTGGGCGAGAACGGCGCGTACCCGGTTGACGGGATGCAGGAAGGCTACGACAAGACCTTCGAGCACATGACCTGGAAGAACAGCTTCTCCATCTCCCGCGAGATGGTAGAGGACGCCAAGCTCATGGATCTGAAAAAGCAGCCGCAGGCCTTCATCACGGGATACTACCGCACCCGCGAAAAGTTCGCTGCCGCCCTCCTCGGCGCGGCGATCCGCAAGCAGACTTCCGTGAAGTTCTACGGAAAGACCTTCGACACCAAGACTGCCGACGGCGTCTGCCTCTTCTCCACGGCTCACGCTCCGAAGGGCAAGGGCGCGAATCAGTCCAACCTCTTCGCCGACGCCTTCTCCAACGACGCGCTCATGGCCGCCGAGGAGCGGATGCAGAACATGGTGGACGACAACGGCAACATCCTCGACATCGCGCCGGACACCATCCTCATCCCGAACGACTACACGCTGAAGAAGGCAGTCTTCGCGGCGATCGGCGCGGATAAGGACCCCGCCACGGCGAACAACGGCTTCAACTACACATTCGGGCGCTGGAACGTGATCATCTGGCCCTACCTGAACGGCAACCTGACGGCGAACACCCATCCCTGGGTGCTGATCGACTCGAAGTTCAACGCGGACTACGGCGGAGCGATGTGGTTCGACCGCACGGGCCTCGACGTCAAGTCCCTGATCGACGACGGGAACGACGCGAACGTATGGCACGGGTACTCCCGCTTCATCGCGGGCTTCAACGACTTCCGCTTCGCGGCGGCAGGCGGCGTGGACGGCGGCACGCAGATGATTTCCGCGTAAGGCAAAAACAGAACAGGACGGACACCCGGAGCGGAGCAATCCTCTCCGGGTGACGGAGTATAGCGAGGTAAACATGGAAGAATACAAAGTCAGAATGGCAAAAGAGTACAAGGAGCTGAAGGAACGCTATGACAAGCTGCACCGGATGCTCGTGAAGCATGATGCCTGCACGCTTGAGTTCGATCTGACCGTTCCGGTGGATATTCTGAGAGAACAGGCGGGAGTGATGGGCAGGTATCTGTACATCCTCGAAGTGCGGGCCGAAATCGAGAAGGTAGATCTTTCCTGAGATCGGAGGAATTATGAGATTAACGGATGTGATCGGGTATGTGGGCAGGATCAAGCCGCACGCTTTCACGGACGAGGACGTGACGCGCTGGATCTCCGAGGTGGAGGGTCTTGTCTGCACCGAGGTATTTCTGATCGATCCGGCGGAGTTCCATCCGTATGTGCTGACCGCCTCCTATACGGCAGAGGGGATGTGTTTCCCGGAGACGGATATGATCCGGCTGAAATCCCCGATCCCGGAGGAGTTCTCGGTCGGAGGGCTTCTGAAGCTGAACGCCGGTGCGGGTTCCATGTACGCGGCGAACAGCGGGAGCACAAAATACCGGATCGAGGCGATCTCGGCGGACGGGTGTGAGATCCGGGTCCGCGCATCGTTCACCGCCACGGGGCGGGAGGAGGACACGGCGGACTGGACGCTGTCCTTTGACGGGTCGCAGACGGTTCTGCTGGTACGGCCTCCGCATGACAAGCTGTACGCGGCGTATGTGGTGGCGCAGATCGATTTCGCAAACGGGGAGTACGACAAGTACAACAACACCATGCAGCTGTTCAACGGCTTCTGGGGCGAGTACTGCCGGTGGTATTCCCGGACGTTCCGGCCCGCGGACAGGGATCCCTCAAAGACGGGGGCGTATCTGTCGGCTTACGCGGTGGCTGTGAAGCATGGATTCTACGGAACGGAGGAAGACTGGCTTGCCTCCCTGCACGGGGCGGACGGGTCCTCGGGCGTATGGATCTCAGACGACCTTGACGACTGGCCGGAACCGGACCGGCACCTGTGGATCCTGCGGGATGAAGAGGAATGCGAGAGCATCGTGGTACCGGATGGGCTGGCATATGCGGACGGGACGCTCGTTCTCAAGGACGGATCGGCGGATGTCGGTGATCCGGTGGCGATCCCGGTGATCCTGCCGGACGTGACGGAAGACGACAACGGGGCCGTGCTGATGGTCGTGAACGGAGAATGGAAAAAGGTGATGCCGACATGAGACAGGACATGAGAGAAGACCGGCGTCATGCCAATCTGCCGGGGCAGGTGACCGAGTTCCCGCCGTGGATCGTATCGGCATACGGAATCGCGGTAAAGCACGGATTCCGGGGGACGGAGAGGGAATACGCGATCTCCCTGCTGGGACGGGACGGGATCGAGATGCTTCCGATGCTGCTGGTCACGGACGAGGCGGAGGCAGACATTTCCGAGGAATACGAGGCGATCATGCGCCCGTCCTCTCAGGAATACGCCTACGAGACGGAGAAGAACGACTTCCTCGCGGCGGATCAGAGCACGAAGGTCCCGGACGGGCTGACGGTGAACGGACGGGTGGTGCGGCTCACCTGCGGGGGTACGGCGTTCGGGAAGTCCGCACAGCTGCCTGCGTCCTCCCTTCCCGCCGTGACGGCGGCGGACAACGGGAAAATACTGAAGGTGGTATCCGGCGCCTGGGCGGCTGGATCGGCCGGATAAGGAGGAGTTATGCCTGAAATAAGATCAAAAGTGATCCGGGTGCGGAATCCGCTGACGGGAGAGTGGAACGATCTGCCGGCGGTGGTGTCGCTGGAAGCCCTCCGGGCGGCGGACAGGGCGCTGGCCTCGGAACTTGCGGCGGCGCAGTCGGCGGCGGAGGCACTGCAGACCGTTGACAACGCGGACTTCATCGCGTTCGACATAGAGAACGAAAACGGGCAGTTATGGATATACCGGACGGACACGGATTCGCCCGTGACGTTCGTGCTGAACGAGGAGACCGGAGAATTGGAGGTACATTTCGATGCCGAGTGAGACTGCAAAAGCAAGCCTCGGATGCGTCACGAGCTACGGCGCGGCGAGGAGGGGCGGATATACGGGCACCTATGAGGAATGGTGCGCGCTGATGGCGGAGGTGGCTGATCACCTCGAGGAGAATATACAGCTGAACGAGGACTCCCAGGCGGCGAAGGCTGCGGCGGAGACTGCGGAGCTCGAAGCGGAGGCGGCGGCGCTGACTGCCGAATCCTGGGCAAAGGGTACGAAGGGCGGTACCGATGTGCCGAGCACCGATCCGGCGTACCACGACAACGCGAAGTATTATGCCGGAGAGGCAGAGGACCAGAAGGACCTGGCCGAGCAGGCGGCGTCCGCTGCGGCGGGGTCGGCTGAGACGGCGGAAGGCCACAGCACGGATGCCGAGGCATGGGCGGCAGGTACACGCGGCGGAGAGGACGTGGAGAGCGGGGACGACGCCTATCACAACAACGCGAAGTACTACAGCGAGCAGTCTTCCGGGTTTGCGGACGATGCCGCGGGATCCGCTTCCGACGCGGAAGCCTGGGCGAAGGGCACAAAAAACGGCACGGATGTGCCGAGCACCGATCCGACCTATCACAACAACGCGAAGTACTGGTCGGAACAGGCGGAGGAGACCGCGGAGGACATCGAGGCCAGCTCCGCACAGATCGCGCAAAACGCCAGCGACATTGGTGACTTAAAGACACAGGTTTCAGCCGCTGTCGCCGCGATTGAGACAACCGAATCACCGTCCGCGTTTTCGCAGGGCGGTCTTGATCTTAGCGGGGGAATAACTGGAAATCTACCCAATCGCATTTATACGCCTGAATACTACAATTTTGACAACAGCATTGGCAAAGTCAGAATCAACATCGCCGACGGATGGGCGTTTACCATCCGCGAATACAGCGAAGAAACCAAAGAATCTTTTATCAGAGATCCGGATCAGAACGTATGGATAACCGACGAGTTTGTCATTACGCCAGTCGGCCATTATTACAGATTCTCGGTCAGGAAGATCGACGACGCGAACATCGCGCCGAGTGATTTTGACCCCGCCGATCTCACCATGCAGTACGTCGCGGCCGTCATGCCGCAGGTCGATGAAAAACTTGATGAAAAACTTGCGGGATATGTCGGGAAAAAGCCCATCCTTACGTCCGGCGACGATATGGACGACGTTGTCGAATCCGGCATTTACTCTTGGGCGTATAACAGCATACCGCAGAACTGTCCCGTAACTGTCGTTGGAACGCTGCTCGTACTTACGCCGGAAAAATCCGGTGGGAACGATCATTTCGTACAGATCGTGTATACAGACGCGCAAGAAACGTTTGTCAGAAACTATACGTCCAACGGATGGGGCGGCTGGCAAAAAAACTTCGGCAAGAGACCCGCTTTAAATGCCAGCAATGATTTAGACCTCATTTTTGAATCCGGCATCTATACGTGGAAATATAGCAGCATTCCGCAGCATTTTCCGATAACCGCTGTGGGCACAATGGTTGTATTTGCTCCGGTTAATGTCAATATAAATGGAAATATAGTTAACTATACCGCACAGGTAGTATACACGGAAGGAGACGGCGTTTATTACAGGAGGCATATATCCAGCGGATGGGGCGACTGGCATAGATTTGTGCTTCCGGAAGATCTTGCGGGTTATGTCGGTCCCGGGAGTCAGATCACTTCCTCCGACGATCTCGACACGATACGCGCCTCAGGCATGTATGCGTGGATCGCCGTCGACACGCCGACAAACGCGCCGGAACCGAATCAGCTCTCCACGATGCTTGTGATGACGCCTCCTCCAGCCAGCAACAGGCGGGTCATGACAACGCAGATCGTTTATACCCCCAACGACGTGTACTACCGCATTAGGCGCGTTGCGGGCTGGTCGGCATGGATCAAAAACATCAGTACAAACAAGTCGGAGTACCAGTTTAAAGAGGACATCGAGCTTGAAAAACTCACGATGCCGTACAAGACCGTTACGGATACCATGCCCATCCTCAATTCCGGGGATTTTTACCCGGCAGACCGGAATTTAACGGGAGTGGTGTACTCCAACGTATTCAAGGCCGGGCACGACGTGGCGTGGAACATCAACCCCTCGACGTACTACTCCGCCATGAAAAACCCGGCGTCCCGGCAGTACACGGAGGACTGGCGCAACATGCACGACGGCCTCAACCTGACCGCCGCGTATTACGGAACCGTATGCTCGAGCACGGCGGCGAAGGTCGGGCTGTACAAGTACCCGTACATCACAGACGACGTGCCGGTCATGTATAAAGAAAAGCGGAACCACCAGATTGAAAACCTGTCCGAAGGGGACATTCTGTGGAAAACCGGACACTGCGCTCTCGTCAGCGCCGTACACTACGACGGCACGACGGTCACCGGCATAACGGTTGTGGAACAGGGATCGTTTGTCACCTCGTATCTTGTCACGGCGGCCAACTGGGCAAGTCACTGGGCAAACAAGGGTTGGGAATCCGTATACTACGGCGACCGGGACGGAGAAATGATGCCGTCCTATCCCGACAACGACTCCATCATTTTTGAGCTCGGCAACAACACCTACGTTGATCTGCAGCTGTGGAGCTCTCCTTCGATGCAGTTCTACTTCGGCGCTGTGGCGACGCCCGCGGCGAAAGTATACGCGAAGGGACCCGGAGACGCGGATTACATAGAGTATGCGCTGACCTCGTTTAAAAGTTCCACCGTCAACGGAGCCACAGTATATGATCTCGCGGCCATTTTCAAGTCAGGCGGCGACTATGTCAAGGGGACGTATTACCTGCACACGGACGTCGACGAAACGGATATCGCCGTCATGATCATCGACACGGGCACCTTCTCGGCCAACGGACACGAGATCACCATCAGCGGCTTTGACGAGTGCTACCCGGTCTTCGCGCGGACGTACGGGATCACGACGGTGCCAACCCGCAACAAGAACTGGTTTAATCTTCCCGACGGCAAGTATTACGTGCAGATTCCCGGCGCGTGGTACGATCTGAAGACGGACGGCGTGTTTACGCCCAAGTTTATTCCCGCATCCGGCGAGTTCTTCGCGGCGGTGTACTACTACACGCCGTACGGGCTGGCCTTCCGGCACACCGGGGTGCTGGAGGTGTAAAACCGAAAAGCCGGGGTTCATTCCCCGGCGTGATAATACGTTAAAGAAATCTTTAACTCACCAACCCTTACCGGGAGAATTGCCGGGAAATGGCAAAAAGAAGAGGGGCGGTTCAGTCCCGTCCCTCTTCGGATTCGTCGGAGACATCGACTTCGATGTACTCCATGATGTCGTTCGGCTGGCAATGCAGCAGGCGGCAGATCGTGTCCACGGTGTTCGTGGTGATCGGATCTCCGTGCCGGAGCCGTGAGATCACGCTGTTGGGAAGCTGCTTCTCCTTCAGGAGCCGGTAGGAGCTCCATCCGGCATCCGCCAGCTTTTTCAAGACATCTTTGAAAATGATCACGCTGTCCTCACCTCCTTTCAGGGCCGCTGTCATGCGTACTTGTGGTAGGAGTTGCGCACGTTGTCCTCGGCGATGACGAGATACTTCATGGTGGTTTCCAGCCGGTCGTGGCCGAGGATGACGGCGACTTCCTGGATCCCCATGCCGTGGTTGATCAGGCTGGTGGCCAGGGTGCGGCGGAACCGGTGCGGATGCACGTTCTCGACGCCGGAATCCCGTTCCAGCCGCTTCAGGAGGGCGCGGACTCCGCCGGGGGTCATCCGTTCCGTGCCCTTCCCGACGAACAGGGAGGGGAGATCGTCTTTCCGTTCCGCAAAATACCGGAGCAGGTACATAGCCGCCACGTCGCTGAGGTAGACCTTCCGCTGCTTCGCGCCCTTGCCGTTCACGATGCACTGCAGCGCGGAGAGATCCACGTCGGCCCGGTCCAGGGCGCACACCTCGCTGATCCGGCATCCGGTGGACAGCAGGAAGTACAGCACGGCGCGGTCCCGGTTGGATCCGCAGGCCTCGGCCAGACGCTCGATGTCCGTATCGGAGAACGCGCGGCGGATCGTCTTCGGACACTTGATGGCCGAGATATTCGCGCAGGGATTGTTTTCGAGCAGTCCCTCCCGGTTCAGCCAGCCGAAGAAGCTGTGATACACGGCGCGGTATCCCTCCACGGTGCGCTCGGAGGATCCGGAGGCCCGGACTTCCATGAGATACCGGCGGATGTGGAAGACCGTCATCTCGGAAAGCGGCATCTGCACGGCGTTGACCAGCCGGTTGATGCAGTACCGGTACCGCTCGATCGTCTTCTTCGAGCGGCCCTCGATCTCTTTTGCCGAGAGGTACGCGCCGATCAGCTCGGTGTTGTCGATGCTGTACAGTGCTCCGGCGGACGGCTCGACCTCGTACTGATTGATGGAGGAGGAGATGATGCGCATCGCATTGTTCAGCTGATCTTCGGACAGTTCTTCGCCGAGCTCCGACGCGATCTTCCGGATCAGAACGGACTTTTCAGTTTTAGACACGTTTCTCACCTCCCGATTGCATTATACACCCTAAAAGGTGCATAGTCAAGAGGGCGGGAGAAAAAACTTTTGAGGAGGACAAAAAATGTCACAGGTACATTATTTGAAAGACGGGATCTGCCTGGCGCTGGGGACCGTCGGCGCGTTTGTCTCCGCTTTCTTCGGAGGCTGGGACGCGGCCATGACCACGCTGATGATCTTCATGATCATCGACTATCTGACGGGGATGATCGTTGCCGGGGTGTTCCATAAGTCGGAAAAGACGAAGGACGGGACGCTCGAGAGCCGGGCCGGGTGGAAGGGTTTATGCCGGAAGGGCGCTTCCCTTTTGGTGGTGCTGATCGCCTGCCGTCTGGATCTCTTGATCGGGACATCGTTCATAAAAGACACCGTGGTGATCGCGTTCGTGGCCAATGAAACATTATCCATAATCGAAAACGTGGGCCTGATGGGGGTACCGATTCCGCGCGTAATCGTTTCGGCGATCCATGTATTGAAGGAAAAGGCGGACGCCGGAGCTGACGCGGTGGATGAGATGAAGACGAATAAAAAAGACAAACCGCCGGACGTCTGGCGGGATGACATCGATGACCCGGAGGGATGAGATATGCCGACGAGCTTTCTTTCCGCCGACGCGGGGTTCCCGCGGCTGACGAACGACATCCCCATGGAGGAGCGGATGAACCGGGTACAGCAGTATCTCTTCATGCTGCTGGAACAGCTCCGGTACGCGCTGGCCAATCTGGGGGAGGAGAACTTCAACGAGGCGTCGCTTGCGGCAATCGAGCGGGCGATCACCGATCCGATCATGCAGGTGGTGACGGATCTGCAGGGGAACGTATCCGTGCTGGAACAGACGGCGACTTCGCTGACGATCCGGATCACAAACGCGGAGGGGGACATTTCCACCCTGGAGCAGACCGCCCAATCGCTCACGTCGCGGATCGGGGACGCGGAAGGCAATATTTCCACCCTGCAGCAGACGGCGCAGTCCCTTACGACACGGATCACAAACGCGGAGGGGGACATATCCTCGCTGGAGCAGACGGCGACTTCACTGACAACGCGTATCGGGAACGCTGAAGGGGATATATCTTCGCTGGAACAGACGGCCACATCGCTTACGACACGGGTCACAAACGCGGAGGGGGACATATCCTCGCTGGAGCAGACGGCGAGATCTCTGACCACCCGGATCTCGAATGCGGAAGGCGACATTTCTGTTGTCGGGCAGACGGCGGACAAAATCAACTGGATCGTGGCAAGCGGGACTTCCGCTTCCTCCATGACGCTGACATCGGACATGGCACAGCTGATAGCAAACGAGATAGCGCTGTACGGGGTCGTGAGCTTCAACGACCTGCAGAACCCGGCGTCGCAGGCTTTTATCAACGGGAGCAATATGCTTCTGCAGTCCGATTCCACGGGCAACTCGGGGAGCTACTTCCAGTTTCTGAATGAGTACGGTCATGACTACGGAACTATCTGGACGCTGGATACTTCTTACTACCAAAGATCGGACCTGTTTTACGACGAAGTGATGTTCACCGTACAGGCGGACGGAGGCGTAGACGGCAAATCGTGCGGGTTATGGCTTCTTTCTCTCGCAGGGCTTGTCATGTCGGGGGCAAGAGTCAAAATCGAATCGAACGGGGATCTGTACCTGACAGGAGGCAACGGGGTATATATCGAAGGCAACAGATACCCAAGCGGCATATCGGGATGCTACAGTTTCTGCGCGGACGGGATATACTACGGAAACACGCGGATTCTGGCAATCTGAAAGGAGATTATTTCATGGACTACGACAAAATGATCAAGGAACTGAAGACGGGATTCGACGCGCTGGAGGCCTTCCCGGTGAGGGGGTATTCCTCACGGGCGCAGATCAACCTCGCGCAGGAGATGATCCTGTCGGTGTACAACGAAATCTGCAAGGCGAAGAAGGCCGAAGAGCACGACGAGGCCGCAGCGGACGTTACGGCAGAAGTCGCAGAATAAGGAGGGCGGGGGTGCGCATCAAGAGAATCAGAGTCTGCCGTGAAGCGGCGCACCCACCGAGAAGCCGCAGCAGAGTGCCGCGGCTTCTCCCATAGATAGGAGGTGCTTTGACATGGCTATGACAAACCTGCCCTCCCTTCCGTATCAGGACGGGATCCGGAAGGCGAGAACGGAGGTCTTCGGCGGGTACGACCACAACATCGGCGCCGGAGACGGGACGATCTGGGACGAAGGGAACATGACGGCGGACTGGTATCCGGTGATGGGAACCAGGATTCCGCGGTACACGGCGCAGACAGTCGCGTCTCCGAACGGAATCTACGCGCTGGACGGGCTGTGGTGGGTGGATGGCGGGACGCTGTATCACGACGGGGCCGTGGTGACGTCGGTGACACCTGAGGAAAAGCAGTTCGCGGCGATGGGGCAGCGGCTTCTCGTCTGGCCGGACAAGATCGTGGTGCGGGCGGACAATCACGTGGTGAAATCGCTCGGGACTTCGGTGACGGCGGCCTGCACGATCATGGACGGGACCTACGCCGGAGAGGATGCGGAGAAGAACACGGTCAAATGCACGGGGCGGGACTGGTCGCTGTCCTTCTCCGTGGGAGACGCGGTGCACATCACGGGCACGGGGATCGACGAGACGCCGATCATCCGGGAGATCGACGGGGACGAGCTGCATTTTTACGAGAACACGTTCGACTTCACGGGGAGTCTGATGCTGACGCTGGCGCGGGAGATCCCGGATCTCGACTTCATCTGTACGAACGAGAACCGGTGCTGGGGATGCAGGGGCGACACGATCTACGCGTCAAAGCTGGGGGATCCGACGAACTGGAACGTCTTCGACGGGATCTCCACGGACTCCTGGGCGGTGGACGCGGGATCGGACGGGGACTTCACGGCGTGCTGTTCATACCTCGGGTATCCGGTGTTCTTCAAGGAAGAGCACATCTACAAGGTGTACGGGTCGCGGCCGAGCAATTTCCAGCTGATGGGCGCGGCGACCATGGGCGTGAAGGCCGGCAGTCACAGGACGCTGGCCATCGCGGGGGAGACGCTGTACTATCTTTCACGCTCGGGCATTGTGGCCTATGCGGGCGGCGTGCCGGAGAACATCGGAAAGGCGTTCGGGACGGACCGATTCACCGGAGGCGCGGGAGGCTCGGACGGGCTGAAATACCATGTGGTGATGAAGGACGCCGTCACGGTGGATCACTATGAACATTTCGTTTGGGACACGCGGCGGGCGCTCTGGCACAAGGAAGACGAAGGGGCTTCTGCCGAGGCCGCGGGCTTTGCCTTCTCGGACGGGGAGCTGTGGATGCTGAAAAAGTCCGGGGCGCTCATGGGGCTCGGTTTGGCGGAGGCTCCGGCGGGGGCGTCGGCTGAGGCCGGGATGGCGTCCTATGTGGAGACGAACGACTTCACCGAGAATGATCCGAACCGGAAGGGGACGGCGAAGCTCCAGCTCCGGGGCGAGCTCGGGGCCGGGGCACAGCTTGTCATCAAGATCAAATTCGATTCCGGGCGTGTCGGATCACCATCCGACACGAAAGGCGGGTGGGAGACGGTGGCCAGTCTGACGGCAACGGTGAAGCGGTCGTGGTATCTGCCGATCATCCCGCGCAGGTCGGACCACTTCCGGCTCCGGTTCGAGGGAATCGGAGAGTGGCGGATGTATTCGCTGGTCCGGGAAAACTACTCCGGTTCGGAGATTTAGGAGGACCGGGTGCGCATGAAAACAGCATGAGGCGAAAGAAAAGCGGCGCATCCACAGAGGATCCGCAGGGCGGCTCCTCCAACGATAACAGGAGGATTAACATGGCAAAAACATACACCTATACTTGGGACGATTTTCAGAAAGCGCTTGACGCGAGCGGACTGGCAGGGCAGTTCTCGCAGGCGGATCTGAATTCCGCGCGGCAGAATCCGGATTTCGGGATGTCGCTGCTGGGGTACAAAACGGATTATGCGAACGCGACCACCGACGAGGCGCGGGCTTTGGCCAATCAGGGGGCGGAGAATCTGCGGTCCTCCTACTTCGGATACACGGGAGGCGGGGACGGCGGGTCCTTCAGGCTGGATCCGATGAGCCCCAGACAGTTCACTTACGGGGACGCGCCCACCTTTGACGACAAATGGGAAGGGCGGATCTCCGAAGCGCTGGACAGGCAGATGAACCGGGATCCCTACAGCTACGGCGGAGGTCCCGCGCCGGAATACTCCAGCCGGTACGATCCGCAGATCCAAGAGACGCTGACGGGGATTCTCGACCGGGAGGCGTTTTCGTATGATCCGAAGACGGATCCGGTGTACTCCGCGTATCAGAAGCAGTACGCCAGAGAGGGTCAGCGGGCCACGGCGAACGCCATGGGGGAAGCGGCGGCGATGACGGGCGGGATGCCGTCCTCTTACGCGATGACGGCGGCCTCCCAGGCGGGGGACTACTATGCCTCCCAGATGGCGGACAAGATCCCGGAGCTGTATCAGGACGCGTACAACCGGTACCTGCAGGAGTATCAGATGAAGCTCTCCGATCTCTCGGCGCTCAGAGGGCTGGAATCGGACGACTACCGGAAGTATCAGGACCAGCTGGCGCAGTACAACACGGACCGGAACTTCGACTACGCGGCATGGCTGGACAGCATCGAGCTGGGGCAGAAGGATCTGGACAACCTGCGGGCGCTCCGGTCCGACGATCTGGCGCTGTATCAGACGCAGCTCGGGCAGTACAACACGGACCGCTCTTTCGATTACGGACAGTGGCTCGACGAGATCCAGAACCAGAGGACGCGGGAGCAGGATGCCTGGAGTCAGGCGGAGACCGCGGCGAAGTACGGCGACTACAGCAGGCTGAACGCGAAGGGCGTGGACACCTCATCGGCGGAATACGCGGATCTGGTGGCCAGGGGCGTGCAGGCGGCGCAGTACGGGGACTACTCCCTGCTCAATCAGGCGGGTATCAACACGGACACGGCGCAGTTCAAGGAGCAGCTGGCGCTGGCGGCGGACCGGGCGGCGGTCGGGGATTATTCCGGCTACGCGGCGCTGGGGATCGACACGTCGAACGCGCAGCTCATGGACCAGC